TCAGCAAATCTCCAAGGTGCTGGTGCGGGCGCCATGCGGCCCTTCCAGCGGTTCGTTGTGCAGGGCATGCAGAAGCGCCCATGCGAGGTCCGCGTGGCCGGTCTTATCGGTGCGGCCGGCGCTGTAGGTCATGTGTCGGCCGCTGGCCGTCATGGTCTTCTGGATCGCCATCAGCGAACTGGCGAGATCGGTCCACCCCGCGTCGAATTCCAGCCGTTCGCTGCGGATCACGTCCGATGCCTTCAGCACCAGGCGCGACTTCACTTCCGGCGAATAGTTGAAGGTAGTGAGGCCCGGGAAGAACTGCCGCACCAGCTGCGCCACGCCGGTGCCCATTCCTGTGGTGTCCACGCCGATATAGGTAACCCAGTAGCGCAGCGTGACGCGCCGGATGAATTCGGCCTGCGCAGCAAAATCCATGCCCCGGAACTGGTGGCGTTCCAGCACCCGGAACTTGCCACCCGGCACCAGCGGCGGCGCCACGACGACCAGGCCGGCGGTGTCGCCGGTTTCCGCAGGGTCATATCCCAGCCACACGGGGCGGTCACCGAAGGGGCGCGCCGCGAACGGCTTGAAATCGTCGGCCCACTTGATCCAGCTGTCCACCATGCACGGCTGCAGCAGCGCCAGCGGGAAAACGCTGGCGTTATCGTCCACAAACTCGCACATCAGCAGGTTGGCGAAGGCATCCGGGCTGTATTCCGCCCGCAGCTCTTCGAGGTCGAACAGATCGCAGCCACGACGCTCGGCATCCATGATCGTGACGATCTGGCGCCAGATGCGATCCTCACACAGGCGGCCCGGCGCCAGCGCCTGATGCGACACGTCGATCTGCATGTGCTGCGCCGTGGGCTTTCCGCGGTTGAAACGCTCTCCGGTCCAGAAGCTGAAGGCTTCGTGCTGCTGGCTGCTGGGCGTGCTGAAATAGGTCTTCCGCCATTTCTTGTGCATGGCCATGCCGCTGGCGACCTTGTTCAACTCCTCGAACTTGTGTGTCCAGAAGAACTCATCGAAATAGAAATTCCCGTGGTAGCCCTGCGCGGTCCGGGCATTCGTCCCGAGGAAGAACAGTTCGGCGCCGTTGGCAAGCCCGATGGGATCGCCGGATAGATCCTTGTCGAGTACTTCGCGCACGAAAGACTGCATGTAGCCCTTGAACAGGTGCGCCTGCGACTTCGACGCAGAAAGGAAAATCTGATTTCGGCCGGTTTTCAGCGCATCGATCAACGCCTCGCGCGCGAAGTAGAACGTGGCGCCGATCTGGCGTGACTTCAGGATTGCGCGCGTGCGCTGACTGCCGGCGCGGTACCAGTCCTTCTGATAATCAAAACACCCATCGATGAAAGCCGTTTCCAGCTTTTCCAGGTCTTCTTCGGTGAAGTCGTTTTTACGTGGCTTCTTCTTCGGCCCGGCATTGCGGTTTGCCAGCTTCGGGTTGAGGTCCGTTTCCGTTCCGCCGGCCTGATAGCGCTGGATCCTCGCTTGGCGTTCCAGCTGCCGGTGCAGCAAATCGATTTCCTTGAAATCCCCGCCGCTCTTGTTTTCCTTCAACACCAGCGCTACAAGCCGGGCTTCCAATGCCCCGCCAACGCGTTCTACATTGCCGGCCTTGTCCCATTCGTCCGCATCCTTCCAGCGGTAGATCCGCTTGTCCTCGATCCCTGTAAACCGGGAAATCTCGGACACGCGCCAGCCCAGCCAGTACAGGAACATGCACTGGCGGCGTTCATCGAATGGCAACTGCTGCGCGGCATCGGCGATTGAAGGCATGCCGCCATTGTTCCGGCCCGCCACGCGCGAACCTCGCCGGTTTCCGGGTAATCACAGCAATTACATGCAAGCGCAATTGAGGCGTGCCGGCCCCACCGTGACGATGGATCGAACTGCTGCGCTCTCGCGCGAATCGACCCGGAGACACCATGTCCGCCGCCACCAAGGCCAAGAAGTTCCGCTCCAAATTTTTCCGCGTCGCGCTGGAAGGCGACACCACCGATGGCCGTGTGATGCAGCGCGACTGGCTGGTGCAGGCCGCGGCCACGTACAACCAGGCGCTTTACGGCGCCCGCATCTGGGTAGAACACCTGCGTAGCTATCTGCCGGATGGTCCGTTTGGGGCATACGGCGATGTCACCGCGCTGAAGGCGGAAGAAGTCGAAATCGAAATCGCCGGCAAGAAAGAAAAGCGCATGGCGCTGTTCGCCCAGATCGACCCCACCGACGTGATGGTGAAGATGGTCAACGCGGCGCGCCAGAAGGTGTTCACCAGCATCGAGATCGATCCGAACTTCGCCAAGACCGGGCAAGCCTACATGGTGGGTCTGGGCGTCACCGATTCACCGGCCAGCCTGGGCACCGACATGCTGTCCTTCGCGGCCAAGCACCCGGAAAGCAACCCGCTGAAGGCGCGCAAGACCAGCGAAAGCACGCTGTTCACCGCGGCGGCCGAAGCCCTGATCGAACTGGAAGAAATCGGCGCCGAAGAAGCCAGCAGCGGCAGCGCGCTGGACGGCTTTTTCACCAGGCTGGCCGCCGTCCTGAAGGGCGAAAAGCAGGAGACGGCACCGCCGCCGACGCCGGCCGCAACCAACGACAACGCCGCCGGCTTCGCCGCCCTCGGCACCGCGCTGACCGACCTGGCCAACATCCAGCGCGACCAGTTTGCTGCCCTGGAGAAGCTGTCGGCGGGCAACGCCGCGGCGCTGGCGAGCCTGAAGGCCGAACACGACGCCCTCGTGAACCGCATGTCCAGCACGCCGGCCAACAACCAGCCGGCACGCCCGCCGGTCACCGGACAGACCGGCGCCCAGCAGACCGACTGCTGATCGCCCGCCGCCCACATTCCCCGATTTGACCGGAGCACCCCGAAATGCGTAACGAAACCCGCCTTGCCTACGCCATGTACGTGGCCCGCCTCGCCGAACTGAATGGCATCGCCGACGCCACCGTGAAGTTTTCCGCCACCCCCAGCGTGCAGCAGACGCTGGAAACCAAGATGCAGGAATCCAGCAGCTTCCTGACCGCCATCAACGTGATCGGCGTGGACGAACTGAAGGGCGAAAAGGTGGGCCTGGGCATCACCGGCACCATTGCCGGCCGCACCGACACCAGCGGCGCGGGCGTGCGCACGCCGCGCAACGTGGTGGACACCAGCGCCAACGACTACGAGTGCAAGCAGACCGACTTCGACACCGCCATCCCGTATGGTCTGCTGGACGCCTGGGCGAAGTTCCCCGATTTCCAGGTGCGCATCCGTGACGCCATCCTGAAGCGCCAGGCGCTGGACCGCATCATGATCGGCTTCAACGGCACCAGCGCCGCGGCCACGTCCAACCGCGCCACCAACCCGCTGCTGCAGGACGTGAACATCGGCTGGCTGCAGAAGTACCGCGTCGATGCCGCGGCCCGCGTGATGACCGGTGGCGCCACCGCGGGTTCGGTGAAAGTCGGCGCCGGCGGCGACTACAAGAACCTGGACGCCTTGGTCTATGACGCGCTGGAGCTGATCGACCCGTGGTTCCGCAAGGATCCGTCGCTGGTGGTCGTCACAGGCCGTGATCTGGTGCACGACAAGTATTTCACCCTGATCAACGACAACCAGGTCCCGACCGAAAAGCAAGCCGTGGACCTGATGCTGTCGAAGGTCCGCGCCGGTGGCCTGCCGGTGGCCGAAGTACCGTTCATCCCGGACGGCACGCTGATGATCACGTCGTTGCAGAATCTGTCGATCTACTGGCAGATCGGTGGCCGCCGCCGCTTCATCAAGGAAGCACCGGAGAAGAACCAGGTGCAGAATTTCGAGAGCAGCAACGACGCCTACGTGGTCGAAGACTATGGCTTCGGTTGCGTTGTCGAAAACATCGAACTGGTGTGATCGACATGGCCCGTAGCCCAGCACGTGAACACCGTGTCCGCACGCTCGCCGCCCAGGAGGCGGCGCAGCGTGCGGCCGGTCAAATCCGCCCCGACGCGACGGTGTACGAACAGCATCTGGCCAAGCTGCACCAGGACCGGCTGCGCCTGTCGCAGGTCCAGTCCGGCGAAGCCAAGGGCGCGCTGAAGTCCGTCCTGCTGCCGGAATACTTCGATTACCTGCACGGCGTGCTGGAAGCGGACGCCGGCGGCGACGATGAAGTGGTGACCACCTGCATGGTGTGGGCCATTGATGCCGGAAAGTTCGATGCCGCGCTGCAACTGGCGGGCTACGTGCTGAAGCACAAGCTGCCCCTGCCGGATCGCTTCACCCGCACCGTGGGCTGCGTGGTGGCAGAAGAAATCGCCGAAGCCGCGCTGAAGAAGCTGGCCGCGGGTGAAACCTTCGACGAACTCACGCTGACCGAAGCCACCGAACTCACCAGCAACGAAGACATGCCGGATGAAGTGCGCGCCAAGCTGCACCTGGCCGCCGGCCGCGTGATCCTGCGCGACCACGATCCCGACAACTCGCCGCAGCCCCGCGACGTGCTGGATGCCGCGGTGAAGCACCTGCGCCGTGCCATCGAACTGCACAACGCCTGTGGCGCGAAGAAAGACCTCGAACGTGCCGAGCGTGCCCTGAAGAACGCACCGGCCGCACCCATCGCACCGACCACCCAAACCCCGCCGGCAGACACCCCGCCCGCCGGCTGACCCCATCGCGCCCGCGCGACCGGCGGCCCGGCGCACACGAAGCATGGCCTCTCTCCCCATCGCCTTCGTGCTGCGCCGGCCACCGCCGACCTGACACCGAGAAGCCATGTCTGGATTCATCGCCACCGCCCCCACCCCGCCAGAAGCGGACATCACGTCCGATGCCTTCTGGCCGGCGGTGTCGCCGGACACGGTACGCAACACCATGCGCCTGGACGGCACTGTGAGCGCCGAGCGCCTGCGCGAAGCCCTGGTGGCGGCGGTATCCACCATCAACGACCAGCTGGCCGACTGGCAGGCCACACAGATGGCCGCCGGCGCCGCCACGCTGGCAGACGTGCCCGCGAAGCAGATCGACAGCGAATCCCGCCTGGTGCGGCTGTATCGCCGCGCCGTCGCGTGTTGCGCGGTCGCCGACATCGCCGAGCAATACCGCAGCTTCGACGCCACGAACAGCGGCAACGAACGCGCCGACATGCTGCAGCCATCGGTGGACGAACTGCGCCGCAACCAGCGCTGGGCCATCCGTGATTTCCTCGGCTTGGGCCGCGTCACCGTGGAGCTGATCTGATGCGGGTGATTGCACGCCAGGGCGACACAGTGGACGCGCTCTGCTACCGCCACCTGGGCAGCACGGCCGGCCTGCTGGAACAGGTGCTGGAAACCAACCCGGGCCTGGCCGCGCAGGGCGTCTTCATCGCCGAAGGCACCGCCGTGGATCTGCCTGACCTCACCGCCACCAACAACCCGGCGGTGCGCCCGCTGGTTCAACTCTGGGACTGACCTGTGACCGAACCGACTACCGTTTCCGCAATCCCCGCGCTGGCCGCAGGCATCGGCCTGGCCTCGCTGCTGCCCGGCGTGGACGGCAACGCACTGGTGGGCGCCTTCGCCGGCGCCACGCTGTTTGTCGTATCGGCGAAGAACCTTCCGGTCTGGCGGCGGCTGGTCTATCTGGCCATCAGCGGGTCGATGGGCTACGTGGCGGCCAGCGAAGTGATCCGCTGGCTTCCCATCCAGTCCACCGGCATTGCCGCCTTCCTGGTGTCCGCGGGCACCGTCACGCTGGGCCTGGCCTTCATCGAAGGCCTGCGCAGCGTGGATCTGAAGGCGCTGCTGTCATCCTGGTTCCGCCGCGGCGGCAAGCCCGATGGAGGCACCCCCGATGCATGACCTGATTGCCCTCGCCGCGCTGCTGGCCAGCGCCTATATCTGCGGCCGCTTGATTACCTACCGGCGCAGGCCGGCATCACGCCACCGCCCCCTGATCGCCTGGTGCGCGTGGCTGCTGGTGGCGGCCACCGGCGGCAACACCTTGCACCTGATGCTGCGCGGCCCCAGCGCCGCCCTTGCATGCCCGTGGTCCCTGTGCGTGCTGGGCGTGCTGGCGTTCCTGACATGGCGGGCGCGCGGCAACCTCGCCCACCTGTTGCGGGGAGCCTGACATGCAGCAGTCCTTCAACATCGTGAGCCCCGAAAAGCTGGCGCTGATCCTGCAGTGCCCCGCGGCCCGTGCCCAGCGCTGGCACCCGGAGCTGCGCCAGGCCATGTTCGAGTTCGGCATCATCACCCGCCGCCGCGCCGCCCACTTCCTTGCGCAGGTGGGCCACGAAAGCGCGGGCCTGTCACGGCTGGAAGAATCGCTGTCGTATTCGGCCACCCGGATCATGGAGGTGTTCGGGCGTCGCTTCACCCCCGCCCAAGCCGCGCAGTACGCGCACAAGCCGGTGGACTTCGGCAACTGCGTGTATGCCGGCCGCAACGGCAACGGTGACGCCGCCAGCGGCGACGGCTGGCGTTATCGCGGCCGTGGACCCATCCAGATCACCGGCCGGAGCAACTACCGCAATATCGGCCAACTGCTGGGGCTGCCGCTGGAAGATGAGCCGGACATGGTGCTGGAAATCGACACCAGCGCCCGCGCGGCCGCCGCATGGTGGCAGGACGCCGGCTGCAACGCCCTGGCCGACGACAACAACACCCTGGGCGTATCGCGGCGGGTGAACCTCGGCAGCGCCACCCGCAAGGCCACCCCGGAAGGCTTGGCGGACCGCATCGCGCGTACCGAACGCGCCCTGAAAGTCCTCGGGGGCTGATCACCATGCCTTCGCCGCGGCTGATCGCCACCATCGTCCTGCTGGCCCTGCTGGCTGCCATCGGCGGCGGCGCTTGGTGGCAGGAACACCGCGTGGGCGAAGCCCATGCACAGGCCACCCGGGCGCGGTCCGACCTGGCCGCTGCCAACGCCACGCTGGCCGGCGTGCGCGCCGCCCTGAAGGCCGCCCAGGAGCAGCCCGCCATCATCACCCGCTACGTGGACCGCGTGCAGGTCGTGCGCGAAGCCGCCCGCGTCATCACCAAGGAAGTCCCCGTCTATGTCACCCCTGAAGCTGATGCTGCCTGTGCTGTGCCTGCTGGCTTCGTGCGCATCCACGACGCCGCCGCCGAAGGCCGCGCCCCGGAACCGCCCACCGGAGATCCTGATGCGCCCGCCGCCGGCCTTGCGCTCTCTGCCGTCGCCGACACCGTTGCCGGCAACTACGAAACCTGCCACGTCATCCGCGAACAGCTGATCGGCCTGCAGGAATGGGTTGACAGCGAAATCCCGCCGGAGCCCGCACCGTGATCAAGCCGAAGTCCCTTCGCGATCTGCTGGCTTCGGCGCTGCCCGAGTTGGCCCGCGACCCGGACCGCATGCTGGTCTTCATCGACAGCGGCAGCGTGGTGTCCACGCTGGCGCCCGGCCGCTCGTTCGAGTACCGCTACACACTGAACCTGATCATCACGGACTATGCGGGGCACCCGGACGCGGTGATGGTGCCGCTGCTGGACTGGATCCGCATCAACCAGTCGGAACTGCTGGCCAACGACAAGCGCCGCGGCGAAATCGCCTTCGAGGTGGACGTGCTGGCCAACGACAAGGTGGACATCGACATCAAGCTGCCGCTGACCGAGCGCGTGGGCGTGCACGCCGGCGCCGACGGCGTGCTGACCATCGAGCACTACCCGGAACCGGCCATCGAACAGCCATTCCCGCCCAGACACTGGAAGCTGTTCCTGAAAGACGAACTGCTGGCCGAGTGGGACGCCCCGGCCGGTGGCTGACCCACTGCGCGAACTGGAAGACTGGGCTGCCCCGGTCCTGTCCAGCCTGCAGCCGATCGAGCGCGCCCAACTGGCACGCAAGATCGGCGCCACCCTGCGCCGCGGCCAGATGCAGCGCATTGCCCAGCAGCGCAACTCGGATGGCTCCCCCTACGCACCGCGCAAGCAACCCGCCCGCGCCAAGGTGGGGCGCATCAAGCGCGGCGCGATGTTCAAGAAGCTACGCAAGCCGCAGCACATGAAGGTGCACACCACTGCCGACGAAGCGGTCGTGGAGTTCACCAGCCGCGTTTCAAAAATCGCGCGCGTCCATCAGGAAGGCCTGCGCGCCGAAGTGCGCCCAGGCGGCCCCCGCGCACGCTATCCGCGCCGCGAGCTGCTGGGCTTCACCGTCGCCGACAGCGAGCGCATCCGCAAGCTGGTGCTGGATCACCTCGCCGGCGCGTAACTGCCGCCCATACACGCCCGCCCAAGTGCCGCGCACGCGCGTGCTGACCAGCATGGCTGGCATGTCCGACACCTACACCGCCGTGGATCTGTCCCGCCTGCCGGCGCCGGACGTAATCGAGCAAATCAGCTTCGAGGACGTGTTCGCCGCGATGCTGGCCGACCTGCGCACCCGCGACCCGGCCTTCGACGCGCTGGTGGAATCGGATCCGCTGTACGCCTGCCTGCAGGTGGCGGCGTACCGGGAAACACTGCTGCGCCAGGACTTCAACGAACGCCTGCGCGGCATGATGCTGGCCTATGCCAGCGGGTCCAACCTGGACCACCTGGGCGCGCTGATGGGCGTCACCCGCCTGCTGCTGGATCCCGGTGACCCGGCGCAAAACATTCCCGCAACGTGGGAAAGCGATACCGACTTCCGCCACCGGATCCAGCTGGCACCCGAAGGTTTCAGCGTGGCCGGCCCGGAAGGCGCGTATATCTACCATGCGCTTTCCGCGGATGCGGACGTGCTGGACGCATCGGCCGCCAGCGCCGCGCCCGATGACATCAAGGCCCTGGTGCTGTCGGTGCTGGACGCGCACGGCGCCGCAGGCGCCCTGGTCACCGCCATGACCGCAGCCCTGGACACGGCAAAGTGGCCCGGCGACGTCGAGGTGACCATCCTTTCGCGCGCCGGCGACGGCACCGCGCCGTCACCCCTGGTCGAAACCGTGGCAGCGGCGCTGGCCAGCGACAACGTGCGGCCCATGACCGACGCGGTGGCCGTGCGCAGCGCCACCATCGTGCCGTATTCGGTCGTCGCGCAGCTCTACACCTTCGCCGGCCCGGATTCCTCCCTGATCGTGGCCGCCTCCATTGCACGCCTGCAGGCCTACGTGGAAGAGTCCCACCGCCTCGGCCGCGACATTCCCCGCAGCGCGCTTCTCGCCGCGCTGCATTCGGAAGGCGTACAGCGGGTGGAACTGCTGGCGCCTGCCGCCGACATCACCATCAGCCGTTCGGAAGCTGCCTACTGCACCGCCATCGACGTCACGCACGGCGGGCTGGGCGAGTAATGCGCAGCCTGTTGCCCCCCAACAGCACTGCAGCGGAGCGGAATTACGAAATCGCCACCGCGCGGCTGTCGGCCGTACCCATGCCCACCCGGGAAATCATCGACCCCGACACCTGCCCGAAGGCGTTGCTGCCGTGGCTGGCCTGGGCGCTATCGGTGGACAGTTGGAAAAGTTACTGGCCCCTGTCGGTGAAGCGCGCACGCCTGCGCGAAGCCATCGAGATCCAGCGCAGGAAAGGCACCGCCAACTCAGTGCGCGCCGTGGTGCAGGCCTTCGGCGGCGCGGTGGAAGTCATCGAGTGGTGGCAGGAAACACCACGTGCCGCACCGCATACCTTCCAACTGGTGCTGGTGCTGGGCGCCGAAACCGCCAGCGAAGAAACATCCGCCCAATACGTGGATGACGTGATCGCTGAAGTGAACCGCACCAAGCCGGTCCGATCGCACTTCTACTTTACCCAAGGCGTTGCCGCCACGGCAGTCATCCGCGTGATGGGAGCTGCCCGCGTGGTGAATTACCGGCGCCTGCAATTCGAGGCTTCATAGATGGCTGGTTTGCCCCTGAAAGTCACCACCGCTGGCCGTGCCGCACTGGTCAATGCCGCCCACACCGGCACGCTGCCGGTCACCATTGCACAGATCGGCGTCACCGCCACCGGCTTCATTTCTTCCACCGAGGCGGCCGCTGGCTATATCACCTTGCCCGGCGAGCTGAAGCGGCTGGCTACGTTTTCCGGTGCGGCTGTCGCCGATGACACACTGCACCTGACCATCCGCGACGATTCGGCGGATGCCTATTCGCTGAAAGGCTTCGCGCTGTACCTGGCCGATGGGACGCTGTTCGCACTGTATGGGCAGACCACCGAAATCATGGGCAAGTCGGCACAGTCCACCCTGCTGCTGTCTGCCGACACCGTGTTCGCCGACATTGCCGCGACCAGCATCACGATGGGGAATACCGACTTCTGGAACCCCCCGGCAACGGAAACCGTGCAGGGCGTGGTGGAGCTGGCTACCCCGGAAGAAACGAACACCGGCGCTGATGGCACGCGTGCAGCCACCCCCAAGGGCGTGAAATACACGTTGGACCAGCGCCTGGGCGCGAGCGCGCCAAGCACCTTCCTGAAATCCCTGTTGGTATTGACCACGGCTGCAGCGCTGCGCACGGCACTGGCCATCAAGTCGGCAGGGCTGAAGGACGAAGGCGCGGGTGGCACGCTGGATGCGGATCTGCTGGATGGCCAGCATGGCGCCTACTACATGGCGTGGTCGAACACCACCGGCAAGCCCACCACCATCGCCGGCTACGGCATCACCGATGCGCAGCCACTGCATCCCGCGCTGACCGCACTATCCAGCGTCAGTCCTGCAGCAGACCGGCTGCCTTACTTCACCGGCGCCACCTCCATGACGCTGGCCACCCTCACCGCGGCCGGGCGTGCGCTGCTGGACGATGCCGATGCCGCCGCCCAGCGCGTGACATTGGGCCTGGGCTCCGCGGCGGTGGCGTCCAGTGATGCCTTCGCCGCGGCCGGCCACAAACATGCTGCAGCGGACATCACCAGCGGTACCCTGGCCGCTGCGCGCATGCCGGCCTACACCGGCGACGTGACCAGCGCCGCCGGCGGCACCGTGAATACCCTGGCAGCCAGCGGTGTCGATGCCGGCAGCTACGGCGCCAGCGCAAACGCCACCGTCGCCTTCGGCGGCACCTTTGTGGTGCCCAAGCTGACCGTGGATGCGAAA